TCCTTCCAAGGTTGATTTTTTAAACTACGACCCCAAGGGGCATATCGCGGGCTCCCTTCTTCGAATTACAAATAAAACAAGCGAGCTTCACATTTTTCCACTCGTGTGTTCCTCCTTTTGAGAGAGGAACGACATGTTCAACTGATGGATAAGTAGGTCCTACGATGAACACTCCATCTTTCCATTGACAATCATCCCAATTACAAAGGCATCCGCATAAGTAGCAGATGCCTTTGTCTCTCTCATATAACTTTTCAAGCGAGATACTCCAGTCGCCGCCTTTGCATCTCATTCGTCTTTTAGTTTCTTTTCTTCTGTCCTGTTTACGCCGTGCCTTCTTCTTACATTGATCACAAACGCCTTGCCCCGGCAAAAGGAATTTTCCACACTTGCATTCATTAAATGACTTCTGTCCTTTAATCTTTGGTGCAAGTCTGTGAGCCTTTCCTTGTTTTTCTATAGCCTTGTTTACTTTCTCTTCTTTCTTCTTTTTTTCTGTGCAAACGCTACACTGATAAGTGATTCCTTTTTCTTTCCTCAACAAAGATGCACATACTATAAAAAGTGTTCCGCATCCATTACATTTGAGCTCAACAATCGCTTCACCTTTTTTATAATCTGCAATGCTTACAAAAGAAACACTCTCACCATATTTTTCTTTTATCTTCTCTTTCCAACGATCCTCTGATATATAACGACGGCTGCCTCTTTTATGAGCTTCTTTTATTTCCTCTTCAGAATATCCTAAACCGCGCCTTATACAATACAGAGCTACCGCTTTTCGAGTTATCCCAAAGAAATCAGCAATCTCTTGATATGTTTTCTTTTCTTGTCTCATCTGAATGATGAGATCAAGTTTCTCTTGTCTTGTCATGTTGCCACCTCCGCAACTGCCTAATAAAAAGAGTCAAGGAAACGAGTAGGCTTCTCGCTTTCGTGTTGCAATCACTATCCTTGACGCTTTATTCAGTTTTAATCCTCATACCGCCTGGATCCATCTTCCAACGTCGTTCTGGCTTGGACTTAAAATGTTCCGCATTATGACAATCAAGACACAAAGCCTCGAGGTTGTCGAAGTTGTATGCCACTGCCGGGTCTTTGAAGTTCAGACTGTTCAGGTGCTCCTTGTGGTGCACGATGTCAGCCGGAACTATCTTCCCATCCGCCTTACATCTTTCGCATAAGCCACCGCAATACTTCATGTACGCATCACGGCAGCTCTTCCAGGCAGGCGCGTCATAGAATCTCTTCGGTATCGATCTCATATTGTTTCCTTTCTCCCAAAAGAAAAAGCCTTCCGGCGTTCATGGAAGGCTTTTCTAAAGGAGGTCTATAAATGATCCTATTCATAGACACTATCAGTTTACCATTCTATTTGTCGCATGCAGTCGCAGTTTTATTACAAAATGTATCAAGGAACGTAAGACTGCTCCAATAATCGGACATCAGGTTGCATATCACTGCACGCATCTGCGGATCGTCTGACTCCATCATGAAATCTTCCAATGCTCTCATCTGTGTCATGAGATCTTCTGCTCTTCTCGTCTTGGTGAGTGAGTTCGGGTTAGAGTAGTGATGTATGACCGCCGTTCCGTTAGTTACCATCATGACGGGATCTTTAGCCATGCATTCATAATTAAACAGCTCATCCTCTCCATACTGCAATCCTTCCTTGAATCTGATCTCTGTTCCCAGGAAGGAAGTACGATAGAGTTTGTTCCATACCATACAGAAGCATTCAGGCGCATCCATGCCGAGCGCATACACTCCCGGCTTCCCTCTGTACTTGACAGTCTCCTTGTTGATCTTGTCGTAATATCTGATGTGGTCCATCTGATAGAAGTTGTGGATCCCCTCACCTATTGCGGTCATATATGCTTTGTATGCATCCGGCTTGATCTCGTCATCAGCATCCAGGAATGTAATCCATTCGGCGTCCAGCAACTGCTGAACGAACACTATGCCGAAATTCCTTGCAGCAGACACGCCCTTGCCATAGTAAGTCCTGAGCACTCGGAAGCGTTCATCATGGTATGCGTATTTCTCGACAATGCTCTCGGAGTTATCCGTACTCTGGTCATTGACCATGACGAATGCGAAGTCACCCTCGGCATTGGTTAGAGACTTGCAGCATCTGTCTATCCAAGGTTCTGCATTGTAATAGGGAACGATTATCGCTATCATGACTCTTCTTCCTCCTTCGGTTCCAGATCTTCCATCTTCTCATCGTGTCTCTGCTGGTTGTTGTATCTCGTGCACAAAGCATCAAACTCCTCGTCTGTCATTGCTCCACACTTCCAGTCACTGAATGCGCTCATGATTCCCTCCCCTCATATCTGCCCCACACCCAGGGCAAAACTCGGGCGGGACCTCGTGATCGTCAAGATAGTTACACATAACGCACATCTTATAATACAAGCCTGTCCAGTACCAATGCGATCGCACTCCTTTGATTTCAAATATGCTGATCTGTTCCATATGCTGCCTCCTTAGTAACTGAAATAGTTATCGCCAACCTTGGCATAACGCTTGTGTCCTCTGAAGTAGTGCCCTGCTCTGAAGTACAGGACAGCCGGAGCTGATCCGTTCTTCTTCCGTCTGACAGCTTCGATGACCGCACGGTCTGATAACTTTGTTCTGCCCACTCGCCTGTATGCTCCGGAGCTGACCACCGAAAACTGTCCGCTCTGTCTCAAGACCTTGGTGATCGTGTTCGGGAACTTCTTACTGTCCACCCTGTTCAGGATGACGATCGCGATCATGACGCGTCCCTCTATAGGTCCATTCTTCCTGTCGGACTCTGCTTCCACTACGGAAGAGAAGAACTTATACTCTTCTACCTTCATCCCTGCCACTCTCGCCTTGACTTCGACAGGGATCTCATCCTTCTGGTCCTCCGACAGCGAATCATAGACCTGCATCACTGTCGGGACTTCGATCGGAGGTGGCAGCATACTCACGGACACCCAGTTGCTTATCATGCAGGCAATGGCGAAGATGATCGCACAGATCTTCATGAGATCACCTCCCAAGGCGACGGGTCCGGGAACCTGTTTCGGATCCATTCTCCAACTTTGCCGTTGGCGAACGTGTCATCTGCCGAAGACAGGAAGTCCCAGGTCTTGCCCGGAACGGTCTCCTTATCGTAGATCTTGACATCCTCATGCATTACATAAGGAGCTCCGGTCATGTTCCCGTACATACAGCGGAACATGGGTGACTTTGAGACTGACAGGACTTCCAGAGCCTTATATCTGTTAACCAGCATCGGAACGTGAAGCGCATAGTTGATTGTCGGGAATCCTTTCAGCTCGAGTTCCATCTCCATCTGTTCGAGTTGTCTGATGTAGTTCGAGTTCGTGTGTCTGGTCTTGAGATCTCTTATCCTGGCCCCGATGGATCCAAAAGCCATGTTCCTAAATTCGCCGTGCTGAGGTTCCAGAACATAGAAGTCATCATTGAACAGAATGAAATCTTCGGTCAGATCGTCGTTCTGGCAGATCGCCTTGAGAGAAGAAGTCGATCTCTGCCACTTCAGAGCACCTGTCTGGATATGCGGAACGTAGAGATCGGGCTTGATGTCTTTCGGGCATCCGCAATAGAATACCACTCTGTGATCAGGCATGTTCTCGGCAACTGACCTGAGCGAATACTTGATCTCTTCAGATGTTATGTCCTTCTTCAGTATGTAAACAATGTCTTCTTTCATTCTCTGTACACCTCGCTGAACTTCTTAACGCCCTTCTGGAGCCATCTATATACCGTTGACCTGTCTATCTTGAGAGCATCGGCCGTCTGCTCTGCGGTCATGCCTTTTATGTAGACCATCTCGAGCACCGTGAACTGGTCAATGTCGTTGATCTCGTAAAGAGCTCTAAGGATTGACTTCTTAGTCTTGTCATTCTTGGCAAGTCTTCGGTCGATCTCCAGTCCGAGCTGAGCATATTCATCAAGCTGCGCCTGCTGCGCCTTAATGGATATATCGTCATTCCTCTGGGACTCCCGGGCATTGAAAGCGGACACTATGGCCATCTTGCCTTTGAGCTCTTCCCGTCTTGAGAGCAGATAGTTGATCTCTCGGGTCAGTTTCCTGTACTGCTTCAGGACTTCTCTACCTTTCACAATGGAACACCCCCCAACTTTCTTCGATCAGAAGGTTCGACTTGTCTGTCACCTCATTAATGGAGACGATTATCACGAAGTCTTCCTGTCCTTTAGCCAGGAACTTCTTTGACTCCATGTGTACTATCTGCTTATCGTCTTCCCAGAACTTGCACTGTGTCATAGCATCGAGGAAGAGCTTCAAAAGGTTATCCAGGTCAGGAGTTGTTGTTTTCCATTCCAGAGCTTCTTTCATCTTAACCGTCTTCCTCTGCGGATAGGCAAAAGAGACAGTGATGGAGATCGGACCCTTGAACGGTTCTTCCGGCTTGTAAGGCTTCAGAGCATAGAAGTATGTCATGCGCTGGTCCTTAACCTGGGTCTTCTCATAGAATCTGACCTTGCCTCTCTGGAAGGCTACGCCCTTCTGTTGAGCGGTACCTGTCGGTTCCTTGGGTAAATGTATCTTGAACGTCATTTCCAACCTCCATATCCGTTATCACAGAGCCATTTGCGAGCTATGGCCTTCTTGCACGGCTCTGCATCGGGCATCTCTATGACCAACAACCTCATTACGATCTTGTAGACTTCCGGTTCAAGTTTCCTGCCGTCCGTCCAGCCTCTCTGGTACCAGATGCCGTCGTAGACTTTTCGGAATGCTGTCGTGTCGAAGGTCAGAAGTATTCGCTTTTCGGTAGCGGTCAAGTAGTTAAATAGCTGTTTACTCATCTACTTCCTCCAGATCTCCCATCGTAATCTGTTCAGCCGGAGCAAAGTGTGTTGGTTCTGTCCACGAGAAACAATCTCCCGGTCCTGAGACATATTCCGTCAGTCCTATCCTGCAATACTCATCATTGATGTAGCCTCTGGCCACAAAGTCAGGAGTATGCTCATCGATCTCCTCGTGGTAGGGTGAGACATCACCTTCCAGGATGATGACCTTAGAGTTCTTCGGTATCTTCTTCCAATCCGTCTTCATAGATGTCTTCCTCCGGCTTGTCATAAACGTCCATGCTCCCGCAGCGAGGACAACAATCAACGGTTTCGTATTCACTTGCGTATGGATCCTGTTTATATGCGGGATCGCAGAACTCACATCCGCAGTTTTCACATTTAAGCATCCTTCTTCCTCCTTGTTTTCTCATCCGCAATGATCGCGAGAGATTCCGCAATGTTAAGAAGAACATCTACAAGATCACTCTCAAAATACTTTTGATAGATATCTTGCCTGCAATTTCTTTTGATCCTTTCAATCTTTTCTTTCTGTGACATATTCTTTTCCTCCTATGTCCTGGTCAATCGTTTCTAAATGTCATACGGGGATAACGGCGGCTTATATAAGCCGTTATCCCTGTGACATTTCTACAGGGTGGACATGGACATATATGGACATGGACATATATATATAGCGAATGTCCACCCCCCGGACAAAGTAGGACATTCCCGTTGTCCACCCCCTTCGATGTCCACCTATGTCCACCCCTTTCATTCATCGTTCCTCCACATCTCGCCGGCATCATTTCTCGAGTATTCATCGAACTCATCAATCCATCTTTTGACCTGTTTTGCGCTCTTGTTGATCTGTCTCGCAATGATGCTGATCTGTGCTTTTCCGTTCTTTTCGCAGACATCAAAGGTCATATCCAGGAGCTTCTTGCGAGTATCTTCGCTTGAATAGTTAGAGCTCATCTGTCTACCTGCCTCGACTGAGCCTTCTATGGCTGCACCTTTCAGGATGCCTTCCTGGTCGATGTAATGAATAGGGAATTTGAAGAACATATTGATCGGAGGGACATCTTTGAAATCTCTGAGAACAAAAGCAATCTGCATCGGCTTCTCGCCGGCTTCGATCTTGTTCTGTGCTCTAACCATGAGATCGGGTGTGATAGCCAGGAACGAGATGTCACAGATTGCATCGGCATCACGAGCAAAGACTCCAGAGCCAGAACCGCGGTCGATGACTTTCCTGCTTCCTGATGATCCCTTCGGGTGATGATGATCATAAATGACTGCCGCTCCGGTCTCGTGTGCGATCTTGTCCAGAGCATTGCAGAAGTTGATGATAGCCTCGGCACTGTTCTCGTCACCTTGTTGAACCTTATAGAGAGGGTCAATGACGATTGCCTTATACGGGCCAGTCTTCCTGCATCGTCTGATGATCTTGGGAGCGAGCTTCTCCATCGGAGCAGAATAGCCTCTGAGATTCCAGGGGACGATGTTCTCACCGCCTGTCTTCGACATCTTCAGCTTGAGAGAGGCATACATTTCCTTGAATCTGCGGAAAAGCGATGCTTCTTCGACCTCAAGATTGATGTAAAGGACCTTGCCTTGCTGACACTGGAACTTCCCGAGCCACGGCTGCCCTTCTGCGATACAGATAGCAAGATTCTGAGAAAGACAGGTCTTTCCTGCCTTCGATTCACCTGTGATGATCATTTTGCAGCCTTCGCGGAGGACTCCGCTTATAAGCTCAGGAGAGAGTTCAGGCGGGTCTTTAGCCTGTTCCCAGAGTGAACGCATCTGCGGAAGATCGTCATCAATGCCTTCGATGTAATCCTTCCAGTCAGTCCAAGTGTCACATCCGACATTTGTTGCGATCAGTTTCTGAATCTGATTCTTACGCTGCGCTCCCGGAAGACGGGAGAGCCTTGCAGGGTTCTTATTGGCTCCATCTACAAGGAAGCCGCGCTTTGCAAGATAGTCATAAAGGAAGGCGACACGCTTCTTGTATTCTGTCTCATCCTCGGCACCGATCTTAACAATGGCATGGACAGACTTACCGCCTGATTCCACGAGACACGCGATCGGGAGCTTCAGATTGATCAGGAGCTTCTTCTGCTCTTCAATGGAGAGTGTGTCTGACTCCACGAGTGAGTATGCGTATCGTGTGACATCCTTGTCGTTTGGACCTGTGGTCGGGTTAAACCGGATCCATGCTCCTGCTTCCGGATTGATGGTCCCGAATACATCATTGAGGGTCTTGTATTTCTTCAGGTCTGCGATTAGATCTGAACACTTGCGGACATGGCCCGCATTCTTCGGCACCCATTTGTCCTGCTTGTCCTTATAAACGGACTGGTTGACGAAGCTGACCTTCTCATCAGGAAGGAATAAGGCTTCTAAATAGCGGACGGCCATCTGCCAGGGTTGCTCTTTTGGTTTAGCCACTACAGTCAGGACTTCCTCATAATATGCATCGAGACCATCGTTCCAGGATAAAGCACGAACAGGAGTATAATTAGCATAAGTCTGTGCGAGATGTATGATCGTGCCACCGCCAACACCGGTATTGTTAAATGATTGCCATCTTTTCTCACAATCACCGGGAACGTAACGATCGCGGTCACGGCTCGACCAATCATCCCAGACCGAACAGGAGTAGCCCTCGGCTTTGAGGGCCATTCCTGTTTCGATCCATTCCTCGTACGTCAGACGGGACGGGTCGAGAGCCTCTAAGGCTTCCAATACATTTCTCGAATTATCCATATCTTAGATCTCGAAAGGCATGTCCTGAGCGGGTGCCGTTGCTGCTTCGGCAGCAGATCCTGTCATGGGAAGGTACTTGGTGACCTTGCCGTAAGTCTTGCCGTTGTATTCCTCGTGTTCGAGCTTGCAACGGCCTTCCTTGCCTCTTACCTTGTCCCAAGGCATCTTCTGGAGAGCCTCTCCCTTCTTCTTGAGACCGATGCACTCAAAGAATGAAGCGATCTTCCACTCCATTGTGTTGGTGAGTGTGATGTAATCCTTGCGCTCGTATGCCGAGCCGTTAACGTTGAGAGAGAGTGTCAGCACAGCCATGGGATAACCTGACTTGGATGTGCTCTGCTCAAAATCTGCTACGAAGAACTGATACTCTCCGATCGGAGGTACCTGGAACTCTTCTGAATTTGCCTCAGCGGAGATGCCTCCGTCCCAACCTAATACTTTTACTTCGTTATCAGCCATCTTTACTTTCCTCCTGTTTTCTTGATGGATTCATAAGCATTCTTGTAATCTGCGTTCGTGCTGTTCTTGTTGAGTCCGAAAGATAATGCGATCGCATTACTGTCGAGACCTTTCTCCGCGATTAGTGAGCGGAGTTCGAGCCTGTAGTTCGGCTCGGTAGGTTTAGAATCAAAGAGATGCGCTATCTGGGAAAATTCCATGTCCATCTCATCCTGCAATCCGTAGCGGTTCTTCGCATCCCAGCAGGGATGGTGAGATGCGTACATTACGCGCTTGCCTCCCATTGCCTTCTTGCTCTGGGTCTTGGAGTCTGTGATAAGTTTGGTCTTATAGTTACAGAACAGGACCATATCAGCCCACTCTTTGAGAAGGGGCGCGGTCTTCTTGGAGAGCTTCATCTCCCAGCGATCGTATGAACCCATCTCGTCCGGCTGTTCAAACTTCCGCATCTGTGCGTGAGCCGTAAACACGACATTGATCCCCGCAGCTATCGCTCTGTTGCAGACGTCCAGGAGCCCGGCGAACTCTTCCATGACATAGGTGTAACCCTTGCCATAAGGAATGTCCTCGATGCCCTGAACCTTGTGCGCTTTGCAGATGGAGCGGGTGCAAAAGCGTTCGGCCCAGTCTGCCGTATCGATAACTATAGTCAGGAACTGTCTTGAGTTGACGGCATCTTCAACGAATGTCTTGATGGCTGTCCAGTCCTTGACTTCCGGGTATCTTGCGACATCCAGAGCCTTTGTGGAGCCTTCAGTATCGATGAACACGGATTTTGGGAAGTAAGATGCAAGAGTAGACTTGCCGATTCCTTCAGGACCGTAGATCACGATCTTCTTCGCGGTCTCCAACTTTCCTTTGGTGACTTGAATCATGTTGACCTCCTTTGTAGATTCGTTTAATACTTCGAGCAGTTTCAAGAACTGCGCTGTGTCTTGGTTTCTCATTTGCAAATAGGTATCTGGATCCAGTTCTCATCGAAGTAGGCATATATCTCAGCCATAACATCCAATCTTGGATAACAATGTCTATTGCAATATCCAAGAATCGTTTTCCTGCTTACTCCGATCTCTCTTGCAAGTTCGCCATGAGACATCCCTGTCTCTTCCAACTTCTGAAGAAGCCAGGATGAGAAGTTATCCAGAGCACGGACGGTGTGGATAGTTGGTTCGATGCATCTGTTCATCTGATCCTCAGTCCTTCCGTCTGCTCAAGGTGTGCAATGCCTTCGAGATTGACACCTGCATCAAGGTGCTCCTTGATCTTCTTCTTATCGACTTCGGGCTCTAAATATTTGAGATACTCTTCGGGAATGTTTTCGATATACTGTTCGTCCATGACAACCTTTGGAGGATTGTTCTGGAGAGAGATGGAGAACAACTTGCCCTTGACCTTCTTCTCTCCGGCAACGTCCATCGCATACTGCATAGCCTTCTTGGCTCTCTCGATTGTGTTCTCGAGGGTCTTACGCCTTGCAGCGAGTCTCTGCTCTTCTTCCTTGAAAGCCTTGGCATCTGCTTCCATGTTCTTGATGAACATACAGTAATGTTCTAGCTTGATCGAGAGTTCTTCCTGACTGTTCTGCATCGCGTCGATGAGGGTATCGTCATCAATCTCTCCATTCTCCATGAGGTTCCACAGAAGCTGGATGTCTGCGGTGAGTTCATAGATATTTGCCATATAGACCTCCTTTAGATCTTTAGAATTTCTGGAAGTAGTCTCCCGATTCCTGGTTCGTCTTCTCTGTTGCGTAGTCGAGTACGTTGAGCAGTGAGCTGACAAACTCTTCGGGGAGTACGTCCTTGTTCAGCAAGTACCCTCTCAGGGTGCTTATGTCGTGAATGATCTCGATTCTCTTGGGGAGTTCGCCTGTGTATTCGTCCATTTGTAGACCTCCTTTAGCCAAATTTCAGCCAATCTTATCCGAAAATTTTTTGAAACTCTTCGTCCGTTAATCTCAGGATCTTCCGGAGAAGGATGACTTCATGCCACCAAAAATCTTGTTTTCCATCAATCTTCTGGGATAACGTTCGGCTCTGTATTCCCAGGTTGTTCGCGATGTGTATCATGGTTATTCCGCTCTCTTCGATCGTCTTCCTTAACAGGAACGAATCATGAACGGCTGGTCCTCCTGTGTCCATCCACCTTGCCTCCTTTCTTGTGGTGTTGGTTTGATTTTAGGCTTATTTTGGCTATAAGTCAAGCGAAATTTTACCTAATTTGTTGCAATTTTATGACAAGTCTGTATAATGAGGTCGGAGGTGATATAGATGGATAACTTTCAGAAAGCATTATATAAGCACACGGGTGAAAAGATCAGAAGAGCCCGAATGATGAAGGGTATGAGTCAGACTGACCTTGCAAAAGCAATGGGTTATTCTGACAGCTCCACGATCTACAAGATTGAAAAGGGCCTCCAGAAAATGCCTAATGCCAAAATTCAGCAACTTTGCTATATTTTAGGCATAGATTCGCTGTATCTGTCGGACGGCTTCGACTACAGAGTCACCACAGAAGGTGGTCACGGCTTCCAGATAGAGAACATCGATACCAGAAGGGACGGTCTTATCAGCGAGGGCATGAACTATCTATATAATGCCACTCCCGATGATCTTGAGAAGATCGTAGGCATCCTGCGCGTAATGGTAGGAGGTAAAGAAGATGGCGAAACCAATATGGAACGATAAAGAGAAGCGGTGGACGTTGAGGATCACCGTCCATGGCACCACTCACAAGTTCACAAGTACGGCAGAGGGTCTTGCAGGCAAGCGCAAGGTCCTCGCTGCTGCCCGTGACTTTGATCACTACGGAACCAAGAACATCACGGTCAAAGAAGTCCGTGAGGAATGGCTCCGGAACATAGAGAAGAGACTTGGCAAGGATTCGGTGCCGTATATTCAGGCTGAATCCCTCTCACGTCTGTACATACTCCCCAAGATCGGGAGAAGACGTATTCGAGACGTGAAGCTCCGCGACTGGCAGGAGATCATCAACGAAGCCAAGCCAAGAGACAAGAAGAAGACTACACTCTCCAAGAAGTATCTATCCAACCTCCGAGCCAACATCAATCTTCTTGTCAAATATGCTTACGAGAACGAGTACATGGAGCCACTGCGCGGAGATCTCTACATCCCTGCCGGACATCCGACCATAGGGAAGGAAGTCTTGACTCCTGAAGACGTAAAGAAGCTCCTCGAACCATCCGATAACTGGTACTGGCCTGCATGGGTCTTGATGGTCCTGACAGGAATGAGACCGGGCGAGGTCTACGGACTCAAGGTCAGCGACTTCGACGGGATGTCCTTAACGATCAGACGCGCGGTCAACTCCCAGAGGAAGATCACGGAAGGCAAGAACAAGAATGCCAGAAGGACCGTTCCTCTGCATCCGTATGCAAGAAAGATTATCCAGGACACGATCGACAGGAACCGCTTCCTGAAGACGGACTGGATCTTCCCCGGCAAAGACGGAAAGGCTTGCAGTCCTACGAACGTAACAAAGAGGTGGAAAGAGTTTGCCGAGTCCAGAGGCATTCCGGGAACGCCGTACTCGCTCCGACACACTTTTGTAAGTATGGTTAAGACCACGATGCCCGAACCGCTCCTGAAGGCTCTTGTGGGCCATTCAGCGCAGATGGACACGATCGGCATATACGGTCACCATTTAGACCGCGATGACGAGGCTGCTGTCGGCTATCTTGAAGAGGTGTTCAGATGAGATTTAGGGTACAAGATTCGGGTACAAGAGGGACAAAAGGGACAAGAAAAAGGGACAATTTTACCTATATCTTACCCACTTTTGGCTATCCCGAACTGACCAAATACATTGATTTTGTTGGGAATTTTGGCTATTTGGCTAACGGGTTCAAACCCCGTAGCTTCCACCAAACTTTAACCAGGCTTAAACGCAATAGGATCAAGGCTTTGCTCTTTGTTCGTTGACTTAGCCAAAAAATATGCCAGGTACAACGAAGGTACAAGCCAAAAACCACCTATTAAAAAAGGCCCCCGGTCAGAGCGGGGGCTTTTGCATGGAGAAAATGTATGGATGGATTACCCAGAATTGATCAGTTTATCTGTTTGCGAGCTCTGACCTCGCCGGGGGACAGTCTAAAGAGGGGGAAGGAAAGGATTAGGAAAAACCTTCCCCCTCAGGAGACAAGTATGAAAAAGCGATGTGATCACTTCTTCAGCTTGAGGTATTTAACTCCCTTGGATCCAATGCAGCACCAACCGTCACGGTCGGCGAGTTTGACGAATCCCTTTTCTTGTTTGGTCACTTTGATCTTTGCTCCATAGTTGAGAGCTCCAATCGTTGCAGAAGTGGCACTGGGAGCCTTTCTGATGTTCAGTCCCTTCGGGCATATGACCACATAGGTCTTTGTCGGTTCTTTAGGTTTAGCCTGCTCCTTCGGCTTTGTCTGTTCCTTCGGCTTTGCAGGTGTGGAAGGAGTTGCAGGAGCTTCGTCTTCGGTCTTCATAGAGTAGTCAGGATAACCGAACCCGAATACTTTCGTGTCCGTGGTATAGGTGCACTTCTTGACCTGGTTGCTCTTGTTTCCTTCTACTGTGGTGATCTTGTAGTATTTGTCTGTCTTTTCAACTGCGATGACCAGACCGGTGTGGTTCGGCTGTTTAGAGTCCTTGTTGGCTCTGAAGAAGATCTGCGCTCCTACCTTGGGAGTGGATCCAACTTGCTTCTTCTTTTTAAAGTAGTCATACGAGAATGTGACACCTGCTCCGCAGCTCTTGGTCGGCTGGCAGAGCAGTTTCAAGGCATCGTTCATGCCGTATGCCTGAACGAAGCACCAATCAACGAAGATGTCACACCACTCTGCTCCCTGCTTCTTGAAGTTGTAGAAGTTCGGGTAAGCATCGTCGAAAAACTTTGCATACTTGGTGATGTTCGTTCCTGTCTCTTTGTAGCCGATCTGGGAGACGGCCAACTCAATTACCTTGTTTACGTTAAAACTCATCTTTGTCTCCTTTCAGTTATAAAAGTCTTATCGCACGATAACGATATGTAACATTTAACGATGACCCGCTGTTCTGACGACCCCAAATGTAATAACTCGTGGTCGACGTCGGAGCAACGAAAGAACAAAGGGTTAAATTTGTAACCGTTCCCGTAGTCGTAACCGCGGGGACTTGCTGTTTGAAAATAACCGTCGGGGCTGTCGTAGATGAACCGCTCAAACCGATTCCACGAAGTCCAGAGGCGTTGCCCTGGTATTCTAACGCGATCTGAAATAACCAAACCTGTCCCGCTTGTGCGGTAAAGATCGGAGCGTTGCTTATACATTGCCAATTACTGCCAGATGCCAACGGCACGGCGGCGGGTGAACTGTCATAAGTTCCGTTCGAGGGCTTTGTGTCGGTCGCGTCAAAAGTAACATCCGACCCGTTCGCCGTAATCGACATATTAGAACCCGCGACAAGATTTAAATTGGTCGCGTCGTTCGGATTAATCTCTGTTGTTCCGTTAACGTCAATTCCTCGCGCATTAGCATCAATAACGTTGCCCGAACTGATGCTGATATTATTCCCCGCGGTTAATGTTCCCTGTTTCCCTGACAAGTCAAGCGCGAGTTCGTCAATCGCCTCTTTTACGTTCGATGACAAAAGCCCGCTTGTTCCGTTGTTATAACTAACATCGTTGGATTCTCCCGTTGTGGCGACCCTGGCAAGTGATGAGCTGTCGGCCTTGTTGTTTGCCAGGGATGATATAGCCGATTGAACGTCACTATCTGTTAACGATGTCCCTGTGTTGTTATAACTGACGTCTGACGCTTTCCCCGAAGTCGCGACGGTTGCAAGGCTCGGTTTGTTGAGTATTTCAGCCACGCCTGAGTTCGCATTCCAATCGCTATTTACTTGTGCAGCGGGAATGGTCGGCTTGTTTAACAGGTCGTCATAATCTCCGCTTGTCGCCACTGTTGCAAGTGATGGCTTGTTCAAGATCTCTGCAACACCGCTCACTGCATTCCAGTCACTATTAACCTGTGCAGATGGTATCGTAGGCTTGTTCAACAAGTCATCATAATCTCCGGAAGTAGCGACTGTTGCCAGAGCAGAACTGTCTGCCTTTTCAGATGCGAGTTCATCAATTACAGTCTGGACATTGCCCGCTGATAATCCGCTTACACTATTGTTGTATGAAACGTTAGCAGCATTTACTGATGCCACCGCCGACACGGCCATGAACAATCCATCTGTCTTGCTGAAAACGAAGTCCATAACAAAGTTGTTGACTTCGCCCCAGGTCATGATCGTGTCCTGCTTTGCATTAGTATAAACAGGGAAAACCGATGATTCCGAGTCAAAGTATATCTTCTTGTCGGGATCATAAGTCAGGGCATCTGGCCAAGGAGTAAAGATACAACGAATAACTCCGCCATCGTAATCCTTGTTAAAATATCCGTCACCGACTTCCGTTGTCAGACCAAAAATGAACTTTGTCGGATCTGATGGATCTCTTCCACCGTTGTTCATGACATAAACCGAAAGAATCTTGTACTTGTACTTGTTTAATTCGATTATACTTCCTCGAGCCGTAGCATCCTTCAAGTCATAAGTCGTATTTGTGTCGTGGTCTTTATATTGTGAAAGTTCAGGATTCGGCATCTTCTCCGTCCTCCGCGCTGTTCTTGTCATACATTGCCTTGGCTACGGCAACGACAGCAGAGATCAACGTGGACAGAGCTGCGAGGGTTGCCGTAATCTCCTGGGTATAAGGAATATTCCAGATAGCCAGGACTGCGCACACGAACGTGATGACCGGTGCAATGCATAATGCTGCAAACTTCAAATTGTCGTATGTCTGGTTGCTCATTTCTTCACCTCCGCTTTTCTTTCAAGATCTTCGATGCGGTGGTTGGCCACTTTAATTTTCTCGTCCATGACCTCCACACCCTTCTCCAAGGTGTAGACTCTCTCCACTACCTTGTTATGCTTTTCCACTTCCTTTCGGAGCTCCTCTATCTTGTAGTTGGTCAGACGGTTCGCGGTAATAACCGACACAATGGAACCGCCTGCGGTACCAAGCAAGGAGAGAATACCCACGATTATCGCTGTCCAATCAATTCCGCTCATGATTCTTCCTCCTGTGTGATGTCGTACTCCAAGGTCATCGTCATGGAAGCCGTCTTGGTGACGGGACCATTCTCGATGTGGAATGCCGTTGCCTGGTATAACTTGTTGAGGATGCATCCTCTGACTCCGGATGCGTTCTTGTCGCAATATGTATAGAATTGAACAGGGCTGTCGGTAGGCTGTGAGCAGGCATAAGCTCTGACCGATCTCATTGTGGAGATAAAGAGTCCTGCATCCGTGTCGATGCTCTGTCCCTTGTAGTCTCCATTGGAATCAACCCACGCCATTGACTGCGTGTTCATGATTCTGCCGTTGCCCAGGTCAATCTGTACCAGATCGGTGATATAGTTACCGCTAACCTCGTTGCAGAAGCCCTTGATGACCTCTTGGTCAGACGTGTTGATAAGATTTACTCTGATCGAGCAGTCTGTCGTACCTTTCGTCATCTGGTTTTTAACCCACACGATCGGGATGAAGATGTTGCCGTCTACGATCTGAAGCTGCTTGAAGTCTCTTTCCTCATTAACGCCCTGAGCATAGAACTGCGCTTCGGAAGGCATCGTCTCACCATCCGTCCTTGCGTAATTGCCGAATGCGTTGATCGCAGAAGACAGGCTGATAGAGGTCTGTGTTGCTTCGGAGGTCGTAAGATCAAGAACGTTGACATCAAGAGTGGTGTCATAAGGCCTGTATATGGTTCCTTCTGTCTGACCACAAGCGATCGCGTAGACTTTCTGGTTATCCTTATCAACTGCTATATAGAAGCACCCTATACCAAGGTTCTCGAATGTTCCCTGCTGCCAAGGTGTAGGAGAGAACACAGTTGCTTGATCATCGTAAATCTCGCCAAGAGCATTCCAGAGCCAAGCACCGGTACCTGTGAACTTACCAACGTGAACTTTCATATTATTCTCGCATCCCTCGATGCAGACTGCGTGGTCTGAATCGCCAAGGAAACTGACAGGAACATACTCGCCATCTGCAATGTGAGGGAAAAGAACCCCCTCTGCAACCCAGCCGAAAGCACTCGGATTGATAACACCGTTGGAGACATCTGCAACAGGGCAGAAGTCATCGCTCATGGTGTTGGGTGTGTCTTCATTCCAGAAGTCGCCCGTGTCTGCGTGAGTGAGGCAGACATCCGTGATGGATCCATTCCCCTGGGTGTTCGCCCAAGTCCACGCCCAGCGATAGCCGTTGGGAATGGAAGAAGATGCGCCCGGGGTTCCTCTCTTCCTGTCATCAGACGGATCAGAGTAGGAGCTTCTGCCTGCGTGAGCCGTAAGGGTTGCGTCCTCGGCTCTGGGAAGGAATACGTCTGTAGGGTCAACGGTACCGTTGAAGATGCAGACACCGCCTATCAGCTTGTTCAGGATAGGCATCAGTTCGTTATAGTTAAGAGTTCCGGCAATGTCACCGGCAAAGATGCGTGTCAGAGCAGGAGTGATTGCGTTATCGTGTTCTTCGGTATGGATAACACGGCCTGTCTTGGCATCTCTTAAAGTAAGTTTTGCGTGTCCTTTTAATTTCATCTTCTCACCTCTCAAAGTGTAGGGATGTCATAACCGAAAGGGGGATAGGTATAGTCCCAACATCCGATTGAATATATCTTTCCATAGACACCTGTAATTGCGTCAACTCTATTCCAAAAAACACCTATGCTATCCATATTGTTGCTTGTCATAGTTTTATTAACACTCACGGCTAATACACCGTCTATATATAACTTTATTGTTCCTGCCTCGGGTAATAACAACAAAGTGTGTGTTTGTCCGTCAAGAGCATAAACAGAAGAACTCGTAATTGTAGCAGTAGCCCAACCTAAAGCAAAATAGCCATTTTTATCAATGATAATAGCGCAATCTCGTTGCTCACCGCCTAACTCTTGCCCTAAAATACAAGAACATTGATACCAATTATCGGAGTTTCTTGGAGTAAAATCACTATTAATAGAGCACTTTATACCAAAACACCTATAACTTGTGTTTGTAGGGAAACAAAATCGTAAGGCATTTGACGATGAAGCCTCAACATACTGTCCTACTTCTGCTCCTGTTGCATAATTACCATTATTTACTGTTAAAGGCGTTGAGCCGTTTGTGTCAAGCCAACTACTTGAACCAATGCCCTGCTCTTTAAATAACAAAACAGGAGTAAAAGTAACATTTGTACCGCCCCCGCCTCCGGATCCACCTATGCACCTAATGTAAGCCATTATGATACCCTCACTTTCACTCCAACATCAGAGCCCTGGGACTCGAACGTCAATGCAACAGAACCTGTCGTAACAACGACATTTGTCGGATTGACACCGAAGGTCGTTGTATAAATATCGATCGTAGAGGTTGCCTCAATGCTCGCATCCGACAAGGTCAACGACGTGCTTCCTGCGGTCAGGGTTCCTGTTAATTCCGTATAACCGCCACCACCAAGGTTCGCAATGTCCTGCGCGGTGGTCTTTACTGTTGAACCAGACTGAACGACAGGAACCACTTCGGCTCCTGTCAGACTGCTGGCTGATGATAACTGACTTATCTTTATGTCTGCCATGCTTCTCTCCTTTACTCTGTTATGATCTGGTTATTGTTTTCGGTTATGATCTTGTCTCCGCTCTCGGTCACGAGGTTCCCGCCCGGAGCACTCGTTGTTAACGTTGCATCATCGGACAGGTCTCCTATGATGGCCAGAGGCTGGAACGGCAAGAACGGCATCTCGTCATTTGCTTCAATGAAGCCCGACCACTGATCCTCGCCTATCATTGAAGGAGCCCACATAACGGTATGAACACCATCGGTGGGGATGTAGATCTCACCCGTGTCGGCTGTGACCGTGACTTCCCACTTGTGAGTCATGCCGGGAGTGACATCGCTCAAGTGATAATGGAGATTGATGGTGTGGAGCATGTTGCTGCCCTGGTTGCTCGATTTGTAGTTAAGGACTTCATCCTCTACCCACAAGAGAGAACCGCCATCACCATAAGTCTCTTCAGGGATATACGAGTCGATGAGCTGACCATCGTAGTAATACTTGACCGTGATCTTTGAGGGGCTCGTTGCGTTAAACTTGATCTCTGTCCAGGTCTCGACCTCTCTGGGATTGACCAGAGCGAATCTGATCTTGGAAATCTCTGTCTCACTATTGCCGATCAGATAGTCATCAGCATTCGCATACTTACTGAAGTTGATGTTATCTGTGTCTTTCGAAGAAGAACTGTTGGTTGCGTTCTTCTCGGCCTTGCTTCTGGCTCCATCTGCTTTCGGGTTCTCTCCGAAGGTCGTGATGGAGTATCTCTGGTTAAATGTGTAATCGAAGCGCATTACGCAAAGATCACACTGGGTCCCTGCGATGCCTCCGATGAACCTGATCGTATCGCCCAGGTCATAGCAAGGATCTCCCAACATGGAGATGGTCGCAGGGGTGTACTGTATCTGATTAAGAGCCATCGCCATGATCTCGAGCCTGGCATCCATGTACGTCATGGAGTGATTCAAGATGCCTGTCTCAACGTCTGACTTCCTCTGCTCCAGCTCTGCTTTTTGACCTTCGAGTGTTCGCTTGTTGCTTTCCTCTACTGCCAACTGTGCCTGCAACTGTGCAAGGAGAGCAAGAAGAACGGGGTTATCCGGATCGTCTTCCAACTGTGCTTCAACATCGTCTATCTCGTCTTCGAGATTGCCGATGACAAGAGCCAGGGACCCCAAGGCTTCATCAACGGCAGCGATGTCTCCATCTAACTGCCCGACAAGAGCCTCTTCGTCCTCGTCCATTGATAACTGCAAGAACGGATTAACGCCGATGTCTATCACGACACCTGTGCTCATTCCGTAAAGTTTAGTAACATCTTCATTTCCTGCGACATTGGTTGCAGTCAGACCCGTGTAGAATGTCTCAAAGTCTGCAAAGGATCCATCGTCGAATCTTTCATCGACTGTCCTCGTATCAGTCGGACTCTCTACCATGGAAGCGGATGCGTTCGGGATCTTGCCCGCTACGAGCTCCCCGTTCCTGTTGATCGTAAAGAAGATATTGCAAGCCTGTGCTAAGTAGTGGAGATAATCTCTCCAGCTCATCTCCTTGCCAAGATCGAACCACTCAAGTTCGTCGCCCTGGCATACGATCATGGCATCGAACTCTTCCTTTGTCTGTCCAAGAGCGACACCGCACTCGGTACAGGCAAGATCAGCAAGTCCGTAAGGCTCGCCCGAGAGATTGTTATATCCCAGGAGCTGGTCGAACTTTGCCATGTTGTCGTAAGCCGTGATCTCAACGCCCCACAGAGTATGGTTTGCCTCCGATACATAGAACTCGCCCAGAGGTACATACTCGTATGTCTCGAGCGAATCAATATAGAGACCATCCTCAAGAGTAATCTTCTTCCCTGCCCAGTTCTTCCTGTTGACCAGGGAACTTGTAACCAACGTGAACTTCAGTTCCGCGATGTAGACACCGCCATAACCGAAAGCATCGTTGGCCATGCACTGGTTGGTAAGGATTAGCGAGCCCTGGAGAATATCATTCTCTGTGAAGGGTATGGAGTCACTGATCAGACCGCGCAGTTTGCGGGTCTGAATGTTCGACTTCATCTGTAATTTGTATGCTTCACTAACTGAATACATTTGTTAGATCTCCGTGATTGTCATGCTAACCGTGTAGTAACCATCAGACTCAGGGTTCATGTAGGAATACTGAGCCATTGTTGCGCCTGTGAGACGTGCTCTGACCGTCACGGTCTCTCCATTGAATACGAGAGTTGTGCTCGGGTCCGCGCATAATGTCTTGAGCTCTTCAAGCCAGTAAGAAGAGCACTGAAAGGTCAAGGTCCAAGACCTCTTCTGAAGTCTTGTGACCATGACCAGCTCTCTACCGCTTTCAGAGTTCCCTATGTTCTCGATGTCTGTATAGTTCTCGGCGAAGTCGATGGGGTTCGGAATGAACACACCGCCGAGCTTCAAGTATTTGTGTCCCAGCATATCAATGTCCTCCGGAACGATAGTTTGTTGTGTTCTGTGCTTTTGTAATGACCGTGTCGAGCCTTGTTCCTGCAATGTTGACAGGAATAACGATCTGCTGTTCTCTGTTCATTCCTGCGAGCTGACCGGAGATGCCTGCCAACTGCATGGAGTAATCCGGCTGCATTCCGTTGGCGATGATCCCTGCCGTCGTGTTCAACGCTCTCTCAAGAACTCCCATCTCGGAGTACATACCCTTTGAGAACAGGTCGATCATGTCAGAGCCGGGGTTGTTGTAGGCCCATTCATGAAGCGGTCCCTCTTCAGGAACACTGAAGCCGAGGATGGACTTTATCGTCGATGCGATATTCCCTGCTGCGGTCTTGAGTTTGTTCAAGTTCTCGTTGAACCCCTTGATCATGTTATCAATGAGGTCCTTGCCCCAAGTCGTTGCCATCGTGACAAGTCTTCCGGGGATGTCCTTCAACATCTGCATGATGCCCGTGAGGAATCTGGGACCCTGTGCAATGATCTCAGGGATTGCCTGAACGAGACCGGAGATCAGACTCATTACGAGTTTGATACCACTCTCAAGGAGCTCGGGCGTATGTTCAATCAACGTGTCAACAATGACACCGATCGCCTGGATAATGACCGGAATAAGATCAGGAAGGGCTTGGCTGATACCGTCCATAACGGCTATGAGCACCTTGATACCTGCTTCGAGCAGCTTCTTCAGAGTGGAAGGCTCCAGCAATGAATTGACCAGAGTCATTATGATTTCGATCGCTATCGGGATGAGCTCCGGAAGGACTTCCGTGATACTATCTACAAGATTCAATATGATTCCCAGGGCTGCCGTGAGCAGGGTGCTCAATACTTCCGGATTCAGCAAAGCCGTGGTCAGAGTAGAGATCATCATCGCTGCGCCCTGCAAGATCGGATCCAAATTAGCGATCAAACCCTGCATTAGAGAGCCGAGGATGGTCTGCGCTGCTCCCATTAGCATCGTGATGTTCTCGGGAGACAGGAGTGACGTATTGAGCGTGGTGATTATTGATGTCACCATACCAACAAGACCACTCATTACCTCCGGCTTCGATACTGCCTGGATAACCGTATTGATAACTGTTGTAATTGTCCCAATAATGGGACCAATGTTCTTGGTGATGGAATCCATTGCCTGGGTGACCATTCCACTCAGCTTATCAGCGAATGTATCATAATCACCTGACTGGTTAGCCTCGTTCAGAGCATTGGTGAACTGTCCCAGAAGGTCAACACCTTCTCCGGACAACTCGGTAAGAGCAGGAAGCATCATTCCGCCGATCGCGTTCTGTGCAGCCTCAGCCCCATTCTTCAACTTCTGAATGTTGTCATCGAATGCACCGAACTTCTCAAGGGTCTCGTCGCCCATGACATAGCCGACATCATGTGCTTCTTGTCTCAGCCTGTTCAGCTCATCACCGCCTGCTGCAATGAGAGGCTTCAAGTCGCCTGCGGATTTGCCCAGGACAGACATTGCCAGAGCATCGGCCTCGGCCTCATTGTCGATGTTACCCAGAGCCGTGATGACATCAGCGAAGACATCCTCACTGTCTCGGAGGTTGCCTGCGGAGTCTGTAACGGACACACCGAGCTTCTTGAAGTTCTCGATCATGCCCTTGGATCCACCCTGAGCAGATGCCATGGACTTGGTTACTTTAACGAGAGACCCCTGAATGG